GGCAACTGGCGCACGAAATTCAACAGCTCTTGCGTCGCACGAGACACAGTGTTAGACTCCTACAGGAATGTTTGACTTGCGCCCTGGCCGCCTTCCGCGGCTGGGGCGTTTTACTAGGCTAGCCGTCTCGTCAATCCCGTGTTACTGTCATAGACGTTGCCCTCTGGCGACCACCAAAACACCGGAAACCACAATGCCTTTCCTTTCCAAGCAAGCCTCTGCTGCTGTTACGTCCAACAGCACCGGCGGCGGCTACCTCAGCCTCAGCAAGCTTCCCGACGGCGGCTCCGTGCGGTTCGCCCTCCTTACAGACGAACCCCTGGAGTTCTACGAGTGCTGGGGCCAAGCCAACGGCGCCTCCAAGCCCTTCCGCTTTGACTACGAGCCCACCATCGAGGACGTAACGACTGAGATGGGCGAGTTCGAGCCCCGCGAAGGCCGCGGCGGCCCTGGTACCGCCGATGTGAAGTTCGCCATCGCCTGCCCCGTCTACAACTACGAGTCCGGCAAAGTCCAAGTCCTGCAGATCACCCAAAAGTCCATCCTCAAGGAAATCGACCAGATCTCCCAAATGGAGGACTACGAGAACCTGCTGGAGTGGGACTTCACCATCAGCAAGAAGGGCAGCGGCCTGCTCACCGAGTACACCGTCCGCCCGGTGCCCCGCAAGAAGGGCAGCCAAGAGCACGTCGATGCCGCCTGGCTCGAAGCCAAGTCTGAAGGCTTCGACATCTCCCGACTTCTCACGGGAGGCAACCCCTTCAAGGCTGCCTAACTCGCACTAATTACACCGGCCCCGTCCATGTATGGGGCCTTTCAAAACAATTACGAAATCACCATGGCAAAAAGACGCCCCAAAGCCGAACCGTTAGGCATCAGTCCTTTCGAAGCTCGCTGGAAACGCCGCAGCCCCGAGTATTCCAGCATCCAAGTGATTGAACTTGATTCAAACATCACTGCCGAAGTAATACGCCCCAAACGCGCAGAAACAGGCAAGCGTCGTCAATCGTTTGGAGCACTTACTTTTCAGGATGTTGCTGTGCTGCATTTAGCCCTAACACGCCAGTATCAGCGCACAAAAGTAGACAGCATCGCTGACAGCTACGAAAAACTCCTGGCAGAGCTGGAGGACATCATGGAAAACCGTCCCGAGGCCATCCGTTTCCTGTAAACCCCACCGCCCCCTCTAACCCAGGGGGCTTTTTTACTGGTATTATCAGATTGGGAAAGAATAACTTCATGGCCTCCAACACCCAAGACACGCTGGCAGGACTGCGTAAATGGAGGCTGGAGCAAGACAACAGTGGCCCCTTCCGGGTCTACCGGGACATCAAAGGTAATGTATACCATAGTGTTACACACATCCTGAAGGAGACGAGTGATAAAACCGGACTGGAGCGTTGGGAAGCCCGCCTGGGACCAGTCGAGGCAAGCTGCCAGCGCAACGTTGCCGCCACCCGAGGCAACATGGCCCACAGCCAGGCTGAATATCTATTGAAAACGTCTCAGCAGCTGGCACGCTCCACTGCAAACAAGCGCAACGCCATCCGCTGGGACGATCAGGGACTAGCCCGCATCCCCACGCCAATCACGCAATGGGCACTCAAGAGGGTCCGCCCCAACGTTCCCCGCGTTGGCTGGAGCGCATCCGGCTACGCCCGCAGTCTCTCCGACTGGATCGCCGAAAACGTCACCGAAATTTTTGCCAGCGAGTTCAGCATCCACCACCCGGCAGGATTTGCTGGAACGGCAGATGCCCTGCTGGGATTCAAGAACAACTCCATCGTGGTTGCCGACTGGAAAACCAGCGTCGGGCGCAAAACTAAAAAAGATGAAGATGGCCTGGAACGCTTGCCCCCAGGTCATTCATACATCGACCAGTGTGGGGCTTACAGCCTCGGCCTAAAACACCTGACCGGACTGGAACCGACTGGAGCTGTGATCGTTCTAGCCCGCCGCTGTGGAGCGCCAAACATTCACTGGATGACCCCCGAAGAACTGCAGCAGGCTGAGAAGTCATTCATGACCAGGGTGGAGCAGTATTACTCCGCTTTTCAGAATCCCATTCATGCGGCATGAAAACCCATTCATGGTGTCTTACTGCGTGTCTCATGAGTCTCACTGCTGAGGCGGTGTTGCTGGCGCCATTGGCTGGGGTCCTGCTGGGGCTGGCGTGGGGCTTGCTGCTGGGGCGTCTTAGGGCGATTTTCGTGGGTCTCACGGCAAGACGGTGAGAGGCCCCACCCCGTAGGGCAGGGCTGGGGCGTCAGTTGATGGGGCGGCAGAAGCTGTACAGCGGGCGCGGCAACTGGCGCAAGTACTGCCAGAACTCCGCGTGGCTCAGACTGAAAAGGTCGCCTTCTGGGTCGCAGTACTCGCAACCATCAGCACGGATCAGAACCCACTGTTCTTCCCCCCACGGATTGTCAACCAACACCGCGAAGGATTCCGGGCAGCCTGGAGCGTACCCGCTGTAACCGGGCTGGGGCCCGGAGCTGTAACCGGCCAAAACAGCCTCATGCTCCAGCAGCTGGGGCAGCAGATAAGCAAGGGAAGGCGCAGACCGCGCCCAAGCAGGAATTTTTGTGGTGGTGCTCATGGTTTGGCTGTTGTGCGTGGTTTGGTGATGCCGGCATCGCTGCGCCGCTTCCGGCTGGCTCCCTTGCTGGAGCGGGTCCTATTGGCTGGGGCCTTGGCTGGCTGATCGTTGCGCGGAAAAATACCCGTAGCCTGTGGAAAAAGCTCGGGGGGAATGTCAGCGCCGCCGTTGCAACGCTGACAGGCCCGCCAGTAGGGCACCAGTTCCCGCCATAGCTGGAGCGGACCTTCCTTGCCGTGGGCAGCCTGCAGGGCCAGCAGATCAGCCCAATCGGAAGCCGCCAGGCTGGAGCGTTCTACTGCCCACCGCATATCCCGCAGCTGGCGCTTTTCGAGACGCAGCTGTTCGCGCTCCATCTCCCGGGCATCTAGGGCCAGCTGTTTGCGCTCCCGGGTGGTGTTCCACTCTCCGCCGCTCATTGCTGGGGCGCCTCCACCGCTTCTAGGGTGTACACCGGGAGCCCCTTTAGGTCGGTGATGGTAGCTGGGGCCATGGTGATGAGGCCACGGTCACGCAGCGATTCCGCGATTCGCTGGTCACGCTGGGGCATCGCAACGTAATTGGGCCCGGGGTTGCGGCGGAGGTAGTTAAACCAGTTCCGTTGGAGCGGGCCCAGTGGGCGGTTGCCGTAGGTTGGCATGGTTCCCTGGGTTGGGGTGTGCCATGTAACAGTAGCACGGCCCGCAATGCCGGCTGGGGTTGCCTGGTGTGCTACTGTATGGGAGCACTACGGCAAACCCTGCCATGCACACCGCAACCGTTAAGCGTGAAACCGCCTGCTGGGGCGACGTCCAGCACTGCAGCGGCCTAGTGTCGCTGGAATCCGAGACCGTCTGGCACCGCAGCAACCGCGACCCTGAGGCGGAATTTATCCGCACCGCTTGGCTGAGCGTGGAACAGCTGCCGGAATCCCGGCATGATCTGCCCACTTTTAAGGTGCTGGCGCGTGATCAGTGGATCCGCCGGGCCGGCAAGTATCGGGGCACCGTGGAAGTGAGCTGGTTTGAGTCCGGCACCTTTGATCGGTTGTGCGATGCCCAACTGTTCGCAGACTGGGCCATAGAGCGCTGGCACGCTGCCGATACGTTCGGCGCTTCCGGCATGGATCTGAGGCTAGATCTGGACCCCAACGGAAACCCTGGCACTTGACGCCGGGCCGCTTCCGGTTCTACTGTTTGCAACGACAGCCCTACCCTAAGGCTCACACCATGACCCGTTACAACTCCGAAGCCCTGGCCCACTTCCCGTGGATTGCCAGCTGTGACACCCTGCGGCCGGAGGATCTCCTGCCGAAATTCTGGAGCGTGGCTGAAGTGCTGGCCCTGGCGGCATACAAGCCGGAAGCCCTCAGCCCTGCCACGCTTGCCAGCCTGGCGCGGCTGGTGGGTGAGGATTCCCGAGAGTCGGACTGGGACGACACCGAAGCCTGCCACACCCTGGAGGAACTGACCGAAGCCCTGCAGGAACTGGCGCCCGTCGGCTTCTACTTCGGAAGCCAGGACGGCGACGGCGCGTGTTTCGGCTTCTGGCTTGACGAATCCTGGGCCGAAGCCCTGGAGCACTTCGGCTTCGGGAACGACGACCCCAGCGGATGGGCGGATCTGATCGCCGAACTTGACGCCGACGGGATCGACCCCGAGACGGTGGAGGATTCCTACTGCGGCCGCGCCGAGGGCTGGTCAGAAGAACGGGCCGGCGCAGACTATGCCCAACAGCTGGCGGAGGATCTGGGCGTTAAGCTCGACCAGATGGAATGGCCGCTAACTTGCGTTGACTGGGAAGCGGCCTGGCGTGAGCTGGAGATGGGCGACGGTTACCGGCTGCACAGTATCGGCGGCGGTGACTGGCTGGTGTTCCGTGCGGTGTGACACCAGCGCCCATAGATTCCGTGGCCCCGGCTCGCGCTGGGGCTTTATCATTGGCGCAGATAGTTTGTGACTGTAACCGTGGACGATTCCGGCGGCCAAGATGTAAACAAACCCCAGCGGCCGTATGGGAAGCGGAATCCCGATGCGGTGATTGAGGAACGGCGGAAGCGGCTTTATAAACGGCAGCTCAGCGGTTTGACCGTTCGCCAGCTGGTTCTAGAGCACGCGGATCGTGAGTCCATCGCCGAAGCTACAGCTTGGCGGGACTGGGACGCCGTGAAAGACTGGAACGAGGAAGACTGGAAGCGGGATCGGGACTCGATAGTCTCACGACTCCAGAGCATGAGACTGCGGGCGATCGACGTTGCTATCCGCAAAGGCCAGATCGGCAGCGCGCAGCTGCTGATGCGAGACCTCGGCGCGGTGGTCGGCGAGGTCGCACCGGAAGCGCAGGCCGCCGCGGCCCCCGTGCTGCGCGTGGAGATTGACGACAAGCGCGTGTGAAGTATTGTTACTATGTAACATGCTGAACAGCGGGCCGGCTGCCGGATGCTTCATACTGTAGGAGTCAACACGGAAGCCGACCCATGGCCCAACATCCCATCAACCCCAAACTTGCTGCCGGCCTCCTGTTCGCTGGCGCAGCCTGCTGTACGTTCCTCCCCCTCACCGCGCTCCTAGTGGTCGCCGGTGGTGGTGTGCTGTACCTGGACGCCAGCCGCTGAGGCGGCGTTACAGTCTGTGACAGAATCGGCCCTCCCCCTTGACGGGGGGCAGGGTTCGAGTTCTGGCGGGGCGGGAGCGGGTCCCAGGGAACCTACTGACACATTCGCATCTCCTTCTACTGTGCTAAACTAAGCTGTTCTGTACTACATTCCCATGCTTCCCCTTGCTCTGGTACTCGCCACCGCCTACCCAATCACGAAGGTTGGCTCGTCCTGCCCCTACGGCTACTACTCCCAAGGCAGTTACTGTCTCCCGAACGCCGCAATGCAAAGGCCGGTTCGCGCTGTCCCCCAAACCAGCAGCCCCTGCCCGTACGGCACCTACAGCGCCGGCAACTACTGCACCTGGACCCCAAAACGCTGAAGGGGGCAGGGGTTCAATTCCTGTAATACCCTAGAAGGTACCCGTACCCGAAAAAGTGACCGACACGGCTGGAACCCTCTCGCTCCGCTACGCCCAGGGGCAAGTCTTCTCCAGCCGTAAACGCTTCCGTGTCTTGGTCGCCGGCCGCCGTTTCGGCAAGAGCTACCTGTCATGTATCGAGTTGCTGCGTGGGGCGATCGAAAGGCCGGGCGAAACATTCTTCTATGCGGCCCCTACATACCGGATGGCGAAAGACATTGCCTGGAAGGTAATGAAAAAACTCGTCCCGAAAGCCTGGATCAAGTCCAAGAACGAGACCGACCTGAAGATCGAGCTGGTGAACGGCTCAACGATCGAGCTGAAGGGCACTGAAAACGCCATGGCCCTTCGCGGCCGAAGCCTCGCTGGCGTGGTGCTCGACGAAGCCGCGTTCATGTCCAGCGACGTCTGGTTCGAGGTCATCCGCCCCGCCCTCGCCGACAAACAGGGCTGGGCCCTCTTCATCTCCACCCCCGACGGCACCGCCAGCTGGTTCTACGACCTCTGGTGCTACTGCGACCAAGACGACCCGGACTGGCACCGGTGGCAGTTCACCACGATCGATGGCGATAACGTCCCACCGGAAGAAATCGAGGCTGCCCGCGCCCAACTCGACGCCCGCACCTTCCGCCAAGAATTTGAGGCCAGCTTCGAGAATCTCAGCGGTCTCGTTGCCGTCTCATTTAGCGACGAAAACATCGACAGCGTGGTGCAAGACCTGCCGGTGCTGCCTTTGCTGCTGGGCGTCGACTTCAACGTGGACCCCATGTCCGCCGTATGTGCGGTCAAAAAAGGCGACGTGCTCTGGGTTTTCGACGAAATCATCATGACCGGCGGCGCCACCACCTGGGACCTTTGCGAAGAAATCCAATCCCGCTACGGCATCGAGCGCCGAATCATCGCCTGCCCAGACCCCACCGGCGGCGCCCGCAAAACCAGCGGCGTCGGCGCCACCGACCACAACATCCTCCGCAAATCCGGCTTCACGGTCTCCAGCCCCCGAAATCCCTGGAAAATCCGCGACAAAATCACCTGCGTCAACACCGCCCTCCTCGATGCCTCTGGAACGCGCCGCCTCTTCATCCACCCCAAGTGCAAAGAGCTAATCAAGTCCCTCCGCACATTGACTTATGCCCCTGGAACCGGCCTCCCCAACAAAAATCTCGGCGTAGACCACGCATTTGACGCCTTGGGCTACCTCTGCCTCCAAACTTTCAACCTCGCCAAACCAGAGAACCTCGGAAAGACCTCCTATCGTGTGTGGTAACAGCGTAAAAACCATGGCCAAAAAGCCAACTAAGGCTCAGAAAAAGGTCGCCAAGGTCATGCGCGAGTACGGCAAAGGCGAACTGCACTCGGGCAGCAAGAAAGGCCCCGTGGTGAAATCCCGCAAACAAGCAATCGCCATCGCCATGAGCGAAGCCGGCATGGCAAAACCCAAAAAATCCACCAAAAAAGGTAAGAAGTGATGGCCAAACGCGGTCTTTACGCCAATATCGCGGCCAAACGGAAGCGCATCGCCGCCGGCAGCGGCGAAAAAATGCGTAAGCCTGGAACCAAGGGCGCCCCAACCGCCGCTGCCTTCAAAGCATCCGCCAAAACCGCCAAAAAAGGTAAGAAATAAGCCATGTCCTTATTCGTCCAGACCTCTTCCTACACCAACCCCTTTGTAACCACGGCTCTACCCGTTGGTGCCGGAGATGCTTTTGGACGTCTACGCACATCTAACCCACTTACTCTTTTCGATTCCAGTCACCGATACCACGACAACGGCCTCTGGGCCACCTCCACCGCTACCGGTGGAACGTCCACGTTCGACGTTAACGCCGGCCTCGTCAACCTCGCCGTAACCACCAGCTCTGGCTCCGAGGTCATCCGCGAAACCACCAAATGCTGCTCATACCAGCCGGGCAAATCCCTGCTGGTGATGTCCACTTTTACGCTGAACCCCGCCAAAACCGGCCTCCGCCAGCGCGTCGGCTACTACGGCGCCGCCAACGGCATGTACCTGGAACTTGCCGACAACACCCTCTCCTTCGTCGAACGCAGTTCCTCCACCGGCTCCCTGGTCGAAACCCGCGTCTCCCAATCCAACTGGAACACCGACCCCCTAAACGGCGACGGTCCCTCCAACCTCGAATTAGACATCACAAAGTCCCAAATCCTGTGGATGGACATCGAGTGGCTGGGCCTCGGCACCGTCCGCATGGGTTTCGTTATTAACGGCAAATTTATCCACTGCCACTCCTTCCACCACGCCAACATCATTACTTCAACTTATATCACCACCGCCTCACTTCCCCTCCGCTACGAAATAACCAACACCGCCGCCACAGCAAGCGCCAGCACCCTCAAGCAGGTCTGCTCGACTGTACTTTCTGAAGGCGGCTACGAACTCCGCGGCCTCCAACAAGCCATCGGCACCACCATCACCACTCCCTACGCACTTACCGTCGCTGGTACTTACTACCCAGTTATTTCCTTACGTCTTAAATCCAGTTCACTGGACGCAATCGTCATTCTCACCGCCCTATCCATCCTCGGCGCCACAGCCAACGCCAACTACAACTGGCGCGTAATGGCTAACACCACCACTACCGGCGGCACCTGGACAAGCGCCGGTAGCGAATCCAGCGTCGAGTACAACCTCACCGGCACCGCCACAACCGGCGGCCGCATCCTGGCCCAGGGCTACTTCAGCTCCACCAACCAAAGCACAGCATCCGTAGACATCCTCAAGGAAGCCCTATTCAAATTCCAACTGGAACGCAATGGCCTCACCTCCACCCCTTACGAACTAAGCCTTGTTGTTACAGCCAGTGCGGCAACGTCTAATGTGCACGCATCCATGGACTGGGAGGAAATCAGCCGCTGATGACCATCCAGACAATTACCGGCAGCTGCCTCCACATCGAAATTGACGGCGAGGAAGGCACCACGCACGCCACGTTTGTATTCAAAACCCCCTCAATCCCCGACACCTTGGGCAACTTCATCAAGATGCTCGCCCTCGGCATCGAAGTGCTGGTGCCCATCGAAAACCCCGAAGACGAGGAGGAAGACGATGATTGAGTATCGCGGCGAAAAATTCGAGGGCTACAACAAGCCCAAACGCACCCCCAACCACCCGAAAAAATCCCACGTCGTCCTCGCCAAGGAAGGCGACACGGTAAAACTCATCCGTTTCGGCCAGCAGGGCGTATCTGGCTCACCAGCACAAAAAGGAGAGTCATCAGCAGACAAGGCCAGAAGGGCATCGTTCAAGGCGCGTCACGCCCAAAATATCTCCAAGGGCAAAATGAGTGCGGCCTACTGGGCAAATAAGGTGAAATGGTGACTATCTCCCCTCAACTTTATGAATCCACATCTTCAACTCCAACACATAATTTCTCAACGTATCTGCCTTCTCTAAATGCCAAACATTCCCAGTCTCCATGTACTGGTGCATGTGATTATCAACGCCCCTCAAACACTGGTGAATGAGCGCGTTCCACGGCTCCCGCACGGGCGTGTTCCACTCACGCACGAGACACACCTAGATCTCTAGTGCCAAAATAGGTACAAAGTAGGAGTCAAGCCGTGGTCTACAGCGCCAATATCCCACCAACTGGTGCTGTAGTCAGCGAATCCCCGTTTGTCCGCAGCCTGGACGTCATCGCCATGATGCCGGACTGGAGCGTAATGGCCGCCGTCACCAGCGGCACCAACTACCTGCGGGACATGAGTGAAACTTATCTCCCGCAAGAACCCCGCGAAGACGACGACGCCTACCAAACCCGCGTTGACCGCAGCGTCCTGAGCCCCTACACCAGCCGCCTCATCGAAACCGCCGCTGGCGCCATCCTCCGCAAACCCATCCACGTCGAAGGCGACCCCTACTGGCTGGACCTGATCCAAAACATCGACGGCTTGGGCTCCAACATCAACGAATACGCCCGCCGCGCCTTGGTCAGCAGCCTGACCTACGGCCACAGCGCCATCCTCGTTGACTACCCAGCCGCCGCTGGAGCGATGAATCTGGCGGAAGAGCGTGCGATGGGCCGCCGCCCCTACTTCGTCCACGTCGATGCCTTCCAGATCTGGGGCTGGCGCAAAGAACCCGGCACCAACCGCCTGCTGCAAGTCCGCATCCACGACTACGACGTCCGCCCCCTCAACGAGTTCGGCGAAGAACAGGTCGAGGAAATGCGCGTCATCTACCCCGGCCGCTACGACCTCTACACGCTGGGCCAAGAGATCGTCGAATTTACCTCCACCGGCGGCTACAGCCTCGACGAAATCCCCCTGGTCCCGATCTACAGCAACCGCCGCGGCCTGCTGATCTCCCAGCCCCCACTGCTGGACATCGCCAACCTCAACATCACCCACTACCAACGCCAAGCCGACCTAATCCACGCCCTCCACATCGCCGCAATGCCCACCCTCGTCCTAGAGGGCTGGGACGACACGACTGGCTCGGCAACGATGGGCGTCAACTACGCCATCGCCATGCAACCGGGCAACAAGGCGTACTACGTACAGGCCGACGCCACCAGTTTCGACGCCCAAATGGCCGAACTCCAATCCCTGGAGAGCCAAATGTCCACGCTGGGCGTGACCAAACTCTTCGGCCAGAAGTTCGTTGCCGAGTCCGCCGAGGCCAAGCGCATCGACCAAGCCCAGTCAAATAGCGTGCTATCAATCATCAGCCAAGAGCTGGAAAGCGCCCTCAACCAAGCCTTCGAGTTCGCCGCCCAATACGTCGGCATCGAAGCCCCCGAAATCACCATCGACCGCGACTTCGATTACTACCGCCTAATCGGCCAAGACGTCGCCGTCCTGACCCAACTCAACCAACTCGGCAAGATCAGCGACTCCATGCTTCTGGAGATCCTGCGCCGCGGCGAAGTCCTCCCCGACAACATCAACGTTGAGGACGAGGCCGACGAAGCCCGCGAGGACATGGAAGCCCCTGAGCTAATCGAGGCCAACGAAAACACTGGCGAGGACGACATGAACGAACGCGCCGAAATGACGCCCGACCGCATGGATCAGCTGATTGAGCTGCTGACCCGCTGATGGCCACCCAAATCGAGCAATTAACGCTCGCCCAAATCACCTCCCTGGTGCGCCTCACCAAGCGCGTCAACCAACTCCGCAACATCCTTTCCGGCACCAACGACCCCTCCACCAGCACCGGCAAAACCGGCGACTGGTACATCAACACCACTGACTACACCCTGTTCGGCCCCAAAACCGACGACTGGGGCGACGGCTTCCCCCTTGGCACGGGCTCCAAGATTCGCACCACGGAACTAACGGTTGCCGGCTTCCCAGGCACCAACAGTGGCGGAGGCGGCGGTGGCACTGCCGGCACCATCACCATCGGCACGGTCACGACTGGCGCCCCAGGCAGCAGCGCGACGATCACAAACGTCGGCACCGCCGAAAACGCAATCCTCGATTTCGTCATTCCCCGCGGTGACGTCGGCGCCACGGGCGCCACCGGCCCTACAGGCGCAACCGGCGCTACGGGCCCTGCCGGCCCCACTGGAGCCACCGGCCCCCAAGGCGCCACAGGTCCCGCTGGTCCCCAAGGCGAGACGGGTCCTGCAGGCCCCCAAGGCCCTCAGGGCGACCCCGGCGAACAGGGCCCCCAGGGCGAAACCGGCCCCGCAGGACCCCAAGGCGAAACAGGCGCAACGGGCGCCACTGGAGCAACCGGCGCTACCGGCCCGGCTGGCACCATCACAGTCGGCGCCGTCACCACGGGCTCCCCTGGCACGGGCGTCACTGTCACCAACAGCGGCACCAGCACCGCCGCCATCCTGAACTTCACCATTCCCCGCGGCGACGCTGGCACCAACGCAACCGTCACCGCCGGCACAAACATCACTGTTGTAGACGGGCAAGTCTCCGTATCGGCTACCGCTGAATTTGACGATGGAACTTATTGATACTGGTGAAGTAAACTAGAGCCGTCCAAGTAACACACAACCGTGCCCGAAGAACAGCAAGCAGCAGCCACTCCCGTGGAGCCTGTTGCCCCTCAGCCTGTGGCTGAAAGCTCCGATCTGGCCGCCCAACTCGAAGCACTTCGTGCGAAAAACCAAGAGTTGATCGCCGAGCGCCGCAAGGACCGCGAAAACCGCGAATCCCTCCAATCCCAGCTGGAAGAATTGCGCCAAGCGCAAGAATCCGCCAAAACCGCCAAATTGGCCGAATCCGGCGAGTTCAAAACCCTCTGGGAAGAGGCCCAACAAACTGTTGCTGACCTCAAGCAACAAATGGCGGCAAAAGAAGCGGAAGTCGAGCAAATCCGCCAGGGTTACTCAAAAGAGCAACTCCGCGCTGGCGCCATCGCCCAACTCTCTTCTGCTGGTGCGCTTGCACCCGATCAGCTGTATCGTTTGGTGCAGGAGAACTTACGCGCCAAAGAAGGACAGCCTGTGGCTTATGTCGGCGGCGTGGAAGTTCCGATTGGCGAGTATATCGCCAACTTAAAAAACCCCGGCAGCGGTTACGAGCACCACTTTGCGGCTACGAACCGCGCCGGTATGGGTGTCACGGGTAGTGCCCGCGCCACCGCCCTCCCCGGCCAATCCAACCCCTGGTCCAAGGACGCCTGGAACGTCACTCAGCAAATGATGATGCTCGCCAGCGACCCCGACAAAGCCAGGCTGTTGAAAACAGAAGCCGGTTTCTAGCCCCTGTGGGGCACCTCCCCAACCCTGACTCCACTGGAGCTAACCCATGTCTGCTTCTAACAGCAACTTCGGGGGAACTTTTCTCTCGAACCTTGTTACCCGTCCTGAATTTCTTCAGTACACCGCTGAAGGCATCTTCGAGCAATCGAAGTGGATCCAGAGCGGCATTGTGCAGCGCAACGCTGCCCTCGACGCCCGTGCTGGCGGCACCCGCGTGCGCGTGCCCTTCTTCGACCCCATCGCCCCGACCGAAACCCAAATCCTGTCCACCTCCAGCTGGAACGGTGGTCTGGGTTATCTGACCGCCCAGAACGTCACTGCCGACGAGCAGATCATGACGATTCTGCACCGTGGTTTCGCTTATGCGGCCGACGACCTCAGCAAACTCGGCTCTGGCGCCGACCCCCTGGCCCACGTCCGCAACCAACTGTCTGCAGCCATCAACAAGCTGAAGACCGCCACCCTGGCATCCCAACTGCTGGGTCTGTTCGGCGGCATCTCCGGCGCTGGTGTGCTCGGCCCCAACCAGAGCAACAAATCGTTCGCTGGTGTCCCCGGTTCCATGACCGAGGCCAACTTCCTGAACGTGGCCAACGTGGTTGGCACCAAAGCTCTGCTGGGTGAGCGCGGCGACGAGCTGGACTCGATCGCCATGCACTCCAACGTGGCTTACTACCTGCAACAGGTGGGGATGCTGACCTTCAGCACCTCGGCTCTGTCCACCGGCGGCGCCATCACCTGGGGTGGCGGCGGCGTGGGCGTCACCGCTGCTGAAGTGGCTACGTTCGCTGGCCTCCGCGTCGTCATCGACGACCAACTGACTGCCCTGACCGGCGGCACCTCCACCCACGCCAAGAAGTACCCCGTGTACCTCTTCAAGTCGGGTGTGGTTTCCGAGGGCATCCAGCAGGACCTGCGCCTCGGTGCAGACCGCAACATCCTGTCCATGCAGGACATCCTGGCCGTTGACTACCACTACGGTTACCACATCACTGGCACCAAGTGGGCCGACGCCGGCGACAACCCGACCAACGCCTCCACCTCCGGCAACCTGGCCAACACCAGCAGCTGGAGCCTGGTGTACAGCACCACCAAGCAAGTGCCCATCGCTCGCCTGCTGGTCAACACCCCGTTCGACACCACCGCTTACTGATCTTCAGTACGCGCCAAAACAAAGGCCCCCAAACCGGGGGCCTTTTCTTTTGCCAAAAACTACTCAGCCTTCAATCTCCCCAATCCGCATTTTCTCCTGATACTCAAAAATCACTGGGGCACGCCCCACCAGCTGGTACGACTGGGTGAGCAGTTCTCTAAATACGTGCTCACTGACCTGCAGATCCTGCAGGATCGTCTCAGCAGATTCCCCACTGGAGAACCGTTCCCGAATAGCGTTAGCCACCACTTCCAGCGACCGCACGGTTTTTCCGGGGGCCGCCGATGGAACAGAAGCCACCTTTGTTTCTACGCTGGCATCAGCGTCCACAAGTTTGCGAGCAGGCATGAGTACAGTCCGGCTTTTCGTACTACAGGATAACCTCCGCAGCTTTATTGACGTCCCCTACGACCAACACGCCGAAATCCAAGCTGATATTGAAATGACCGGTGGCAAGGTTTACCACGCCGTCATCTTGAGTCCACCCCCTAAAACAAGAAGATCTACTTCTGGAGCTAAACTCAAGAAAAGACTGTATTGAGCCGTGCCCGCCGCCATTGACGCCACAGTGGGTGGAGCTTCGGCCAACAGCTATGTGACGCTGGCGGCTGCTGACACCTACTTTGAAACGGTGCCTGATTCCAGCACCTGGACCACCAAGACCACCGACCAAAAAAACCGCGCCCTGATCTCCGCCACCCGCTGGATCGACGCGCTGAGCTTCTACGGCGACCGCTGCACGGACACCCAAGCCCTGAAGTGGCCCCGCGACAACTACACGGTGGACGGCGTTGACCTCGCCTGCACCCTGATTCCCGACGGCATCAAAACCGCCACTTACGAGCTGGCACGCGCCTTCGCCAACGACACCGACGCCATCACCGGCAGCACCGGCACCACCGGCATCTACGACCAAGTGGAACTTGGCGAACTGAAGGTCAAATACAACAAATCCAGCCAGACCAGCGGCGTCATCAACAATGTCTTCGACGTCTACCCCTGGCTCCAGACCTACCTAGGCCCCTACTGCATGGGCGGCGCCGCCAACTACGCCGTCCGCCTCTTCCGAGGGTGACATGGGCCTAATCGACGACACTTTTGCCCCAATCCCCACCTCCGTCCTAGCGGACTGGGGCCAAAACATCACGTACATCAAAACCGTCACACCCCGCACCTACGACCCCACCACCGGCAACGTGACTGGCGCCGACGCCACGGTCACGGTCAAAGCCGTCATCACCCGCGTCACACCCCGCGAATCCGAAGGTTTGTACCAAGCCACCGACGTCAAATTCATCTTCGGCAGCAACGAGCTTGGAACGTACTACCCCACCGAGGCCGACCGGATCCAGTACACCCAAGCCGGCGTCACCCGCGAAGCCAAAATCCTCAACGTCAACACCTACCGCGGCGACGCCCCAGTCCTGCACATCGTCATAGCGAGGCCCCAGTAATGGCAAAGCTGAACGCTCTAATCAAAGAATTAGATCGTCTCGGCGGTTCTCTGGCCCTTGTCGGCCCCACGCTTGCGGCAGAACAAATTGTGCGGGATTTACAAGATAAAGGACCTCTGTGGACAGGTACATTTGCAAACTCCTGGGAAATAACAGGTCCACAAGGCCAAACTGCAAGAGGCACCGGTTCTGCTGGTGCTCCTCAAGCTATAGGTTTTAATACAACCCCGTTTAGCGGACGTCAAGCTACACAAACTTTGCTCAGAACCGTATTTACTACAGACAAAGTTGTGTACACCATCTCTAACTTCTGCTCCTATGCAGATGAAGCTAGAGATCTTGTGGCCTACACGCCGCCTTCGAAAGAAGAACGCAGCAAGATAGGAGAACCCCTGGGACAAGCGACATTCGGTTTCCGTAGCGCCGGCGCCAAGCGCGGTGACGTCAGTGGTTCTGGCCGTAATCGCTCCACTGCGCCCCTTGACTGGTACACCACTTATGCCGGAGGAGGAGAATTGGATCGCACCATCCAAGTAATGTTGGACAAGGCATTTAAGGCAGCCCGATGAACTACCAAGCCATCCGCGCCGCCGTCGAAAACCCGCTGCTAACAGCGTTTGGCGCTCTTGTGCCAGCGGTGCCGGTCTATTTCGACAACATCACCGCCGTCCCACCCAACACAACTACTGAATACGTCCGCGTAAACGTCACCTTCGGCATCACCAACGAACCCACCCTGACCTCCAGCGTCGACAACGCCCGCGGAGCAATAATCATTCGCATTTTTACCGAAAAAGGCCGTGGTCCCGCCCGCAACCAAACCCTGCTAACCACCGCAGTCAACGTGCTGGAAACCCTCAACAACTCAACGAAGAGCACAACCGGCGTTTATTTCAAGGTTGGCGAAATTAACGGCCCTACATTTTCAGCTACTGAAGATGCGCCCCATTTCGTGGGGCGAATTGAGACTTCCTACGTCGCCACTGTGTTGTCGTAGGAAGAAAGTATTGCAGGCGCTAACCTGTAATAAGCCGGGCAGTGCCCGCCCTGTAACAACCTCCTGGTACGCCAATGGCCACCACCGTTCTGTCCGGCACGTCCGGCGCTCTTTACTACAAGCCCGCTGGCACCACCGGCTCGTTCGGTGAGTCTGGCGTCAACATCGCCACCGACACCATCACGGTCGAGACCTACCTGAACCTCAAGGTAGGCGACCCCGTGAAGTTCAGCGTGATTAACAGCCAAACCGGCGGCTCCGGTTCCGGCACCCTGCCTGCTCCTATCTCGGCAGCCACCACCTATTACGTGCTCAGCTACACCGCTGCCACCGGTGAACTGACCGTCTCTACCAGCGCCGGCGGCACCATTCTCGCCATCACCGACGACGGTACCGCCGTTGCCCCCAACGAGTTCCAGGTCGCCTACGCCGATTTCGTGGCCGTGGGCCAAGTCCGCGACTGGAGCTTCGAGATCAACCGCGCTGAAATCGACGTCACCACCATCGGTCAAACCCAAGGTCAGTACGTCCCCTTCCGCAGCTACATCGCCGGCTTCGGCGACGGCACTGGCACTGCCACGGTCTACATGACCAACGAGAACGCTTCGATGTCCAACCGGATGATCGAGGATGTGCTCCAGCGCCAGCAGACCGGTGCTGCCTTCAAGCTGTACATCGACCGCGTGTACAGCGGCGGCAACGTGAGCGACACTCTGAGCCGCTCGATCAGCTTCGACGCCACGCTGACCTCGGCCAGCATGAACGTCAACCCTGACGACGCCCAGTCCGTGACGGTGAACTTCCGCCCGGCTGCCACCCCGACCTTCGACTTCAGCACTTCCGCCTGATAGTCTGCAAAACGGACGAAACCCGGACCCCGGCCTCACCGCCGGGGTTTTTTGTCTCTACTCCGCTACACTAATCCGAGACCATCAGGATTTTTATGCCTGCTCCCAGCTCATTGCGTGCCATTGATCGCCTCCGCAAGGCCGCCAACCTGGAGCCCATCAAAAAGATCGTCGAACTTTCCGACGGCACCAAATTTGAAATGTGGGTGGCGCCCCTGACAATGGCCGAGCGCGAACGCGCCCAAAAACAAGCCAAGTCCGACGACGCCAACGCCTTCGCCCTCCAACTGCTGATCGCCAAGGCTCTCGACGAAAATGGCGCCAAGTTGTTTAGCACCGGCGAGATCGACGTGCTCAAGAACGAAGTCAAGGACAAGGATCTGCAAGCCCTGATGCTGGCGATCCTGACCGACGACGCGGAGCCCATCGACCCAAAATCCTGAGTGCCGAACTTCGGAAAGACAACTGGCTCATGCTCCAATTCGGAGTCGCCAAAGAGCTAGGCAAAACCCTTTCCGAAGTCAGCACCACCATGACCGCCGAAGAACTGATCGGCTGGAGCGCCTACTTCAGCATCCTCAACGAGGACCAGCAGAAGGAGATCGACAAAGCCCGACGCCGCCGCTAGCCCCGGCGGCTTTTTACGGCGTAAACTGAAGTACCAGAGTGTGACGCGGCGCCGTGGCCTACAGAGCCGACATTGAAATAGGCGTAAAGGGTATTAGATACCTCGATGAGCTGCAGAATAAACTGACAGAAGTATCAAAAAGTATTGAAAATGTAAACAAACAAAATGTAGTAATTAGGCGCACTATTGCTGGGGCAGCTTACGCTACGCCTGCGGGTCCAGTCGGTAATGCTTTTGCAGAAGAAAGGGCCCGTGCAGCCCAAGCAAGTAGAGCACTTGAGCGGCAAGTTGCTGCAACAAGAAACGCAGAAATGCAAGCAAGTCGCATACAAACACAAGCGGAACTAAAAGCTGTAAAAGATCGCGCTATTGCGGAAAACTATATTACAAACGTATTAAACAAGCGTCTTGCAGCTAAAGCAAAAGAGGTACAGCTTGAACAGCAACAAACCGCAGAAATAAAAAACCGCGCAGCAGCAGAAAGCCGCGGACGGACTGGAGGTGCGGTTAGCAGCGCACTTATTGGTGGCGGCTTTCCGTTACTGTTTGGGCAAGGTCCAGCAGCCGCAGCCGGTGGTGCTATCGGCGGCTTAGCTGGCGGTCTTGTAGGAGGAGGTTTTGGCTTTGCTCTTTCTATTGTTGGTACAGCTCTTGGCGATGCTGCCGAAAAAGCTGACACGTTCAACAAGCAGCTAGCAGTTTTAAATTCCCAAGTTTCCGGCACTGGAAACGCCGCAAATATAGTCAGTAAAGATGTAAGTAATCTCGCTAAAACTTTTGGTATAGCCAATGATGAAGCCTTAAAATTACTGCAAAGTTTTGCAGGTTTTGGCGATGCTAACGTAACCAAATCGTTGGCTTTCTTGTACGGTGATGACGCTTCTATCCTAAAAGGTCTAGCCGCAGCAAAAGATCAAGCGGATTTAGCGCAAGTAATTCTTGGAGCGTATGAAAAGATCGGAATTGAAAGAGCTACTCAGCTAATAAATCAAATAAAACTGGGCGACTCGGCTGCTGTAGAACTTGCTTTCCAAAAAGCTCTGCTTGAAGCAAGAATAAAACAAACAGAAGAGGGGCTAAAGCAAATAACGATCCAAGATCGTATTGTTGCCGGTCTTGCCACTGCTGCCAGCTTTATGGGAGGCGGTCAAGGGCAAATTATTGACCCGGCTATTTTTGGTCAGCAACGCGTATTAGAAAACCGTAAAAATAATCCGCCGTCTTCAATATTTACTAACGCTTTACAGGGACTTAGACAACTGCGTTCTGCCACGCAAGGTGTGGAATCTTTGCGTCCAGATAAAGGTGCTGATAAAGCTGCTAGAGATGCTGAGCGCGAACGCCAGCGGGTTGCTCAAGTGGTACGTGATCGCAATGCAGAAGCCTCGATACTGCGTATCCAGTCCGGGCTACAACAAAAAATTGCGGATGCTGAACTCAAGCGCGATCCTATCCTTGTAGCTCGTTTACAAGGTGAAGAAAGGATACTGGCTATTCAATACCAGTACGCTAAAGAACTAGCAAACGAGAAGAACCTAGAAGCCCAAATTGCGATTACACGCGAAGGGCGTGCCGCAATCAAAAAACAGCAAGTCGAAAATGAAATACGCCTCAACGCTATTTATGCAGAACGTAAAGAGTTTACCGAAGACACCATTAAGTCTCTGCAGTACGAACTTAACCTCAAAAATGCAACTACGGAAGCAGAACGTAATAGTTTGCGGATAGCGTATGAAATGGAGGCATTAAAAAAAGGCGGGCAAGTTGACACAAACGCGCTTCCGCAAATTGAGGCACTCAAGAAACAGCTTGCTGCCCCAGAAACCGCCGGCGAAATCATCCAAAAACGCATTGGCGCCCTGCAAGACGAGCTAACCAAACTGACTAACATCGGCACCGTTGCCGTATCGGTGGCAGACAGCATTGGCACGGCCTTCAGCCAAGCGTTCCAGGGCATTATCTCTGGCACGATGACGGCCCAAGAAGCCCTGGCCAGTTTCTTCCAATCTGTCGGCGATGCCTTTATTCAAATGGCATCCGAGATCATCGCCAAACAGCTAACGATGATCATTCTCCAAACCGTTCTCAAAGCACTGGGTGGCGGTAGCTTCGGCGGAGGCGGCGGAGGCGCTACAGATTCTGTAGCTAACTTCAACCTTGGCGCAGCCCAATATGGCGGCGGTTTGGCAGGAGGCGGCCCAACCCGCGCTGGTACCCCTTACCTCGTTGGCGAGCGCGGCCCCGAGTTGTTTGTGCCTGGCACCAGCGGCGGCGTCATGTCCAACAGCGACCTGCGTGCCTCGATGGGCGCAGCCCCTGGTTCCAGCGGCGGCCCTGTCCTTAACATGAGCTTTGAGACCAGCACGATCAACGGGGTGGAATACGTCAGCCGCGATCAACTGGAGGCTGCGATGGCTCAAACCCGCCGCCAAGCCGCCCGCGACGGCGCCCAACGCGGCATGTCCATGACACTGGACAAACTCCAGCAGTCACCTTCCACACGTAAAAGGGTCGGCTTCTAATGGCTAACTTCCCCTCCTTTACACCTACCGCACGCCGCTACACACCCGGCGTCTACCCCCAAAAAACATTCCGCACGCTGTCTGGAGTTACGGTCCGCCGTACCTTCGGCAACAGCCCCTACGGCGCCCAACTGGAACTGGAATACGGAAATATCCCCGACGCAACCGTCGACGCCTTTTTGAATCATTATCATTCTCAAACCGCCAGCAACAGCCGTTTCCGCTTATCCGACAACGTGACCGCCGGCATGAGTTCCGCGCTGACCGCCGAAGTCACCAGCTACACGGCCGACCGCGGCAATGTGCGCTGGGAGTACGAAAAGCCGCCCCAGGTCCAGTCTGTACGCCCCGGCATTTACACCGTTACCATCACACTGCTTGGAGAAATCCGCAACACGACTACGGATGATGCGTGATGGCTATTGACGTCCGCATCGCCCAATTTTTCAATCTGACCACAACCGACGGCACCACCCACCGCTATCAAAACTATTTTGTAAACGAAAGTTACAGCTACCTAAGCCAGCGCTACGAGTTTGCCCCTTTTCGCGCCGAAGGCACCGTATCCAACAACACGGGCGACAACACCCTTGTGCAGGTGCTGTTCCCCAACGTAGATTTTGCCATCCGTTTGTTGGACGCCGGCAACGGCAACCGCCTGGGACGCCTGGTGCTTTCCACTGTGTGGCTGACGAGCAACAACGAAATTGCCGTAAACGGCGCCACCCAAGTCGAGTATCTGGTTGGCATTGGCGCCAGTATCAGCGAGACTACTATTGAGCTGCGCTACCGCTCAGCCATCGACAGCGTGGTTTCCAACTTTCCGGCCCGCGTACTCACGCGCCAGCTGGTCGGCCCCCTTCCCGTCAGCGCCAACGTATCCCTCCAGTGAACGATCTCATCGGTTTGCAATACGCCTGGGGCCACTCACCCCGAGACGGATCCGGCAAAACCGACTGCTTCCAGTTGGCATGTGAAGTTCACGAACGTTTGGGCTTCGGCGACTATCGCGCCCAGTTTGATTGGGTGTACGAGCAATACACGGAAACCACATTTCAGTACCGGCTAATTATTCGTTGGTTAAACGAAAACGGTCGTCGCCTTACTCAACCCATCCCCGGCGCAGTGGCCCTGTTGCCAGCCAGCGTTGGCTTGGCTTTAGCCACAGTCCTAGATGACACCTTCCTATATATTGCCCCAAGTAAGAACGTAGTTCGCAGCCCTATCCCCAAAGGCATAGGCCACTATTACTGGATGGAACGATGACACGCAAACTCCTTCCATTTGAGCACGAGCTAATTGACATTCTTGGCATCAGCAAGGATGAATATCTGGAGTTTGTTGCATTATGTGCAAAACCTAATTTTGAAGGTAAACCGACAGCAACGGGCGCAGAAGTCGCAATTGTTTTGGCAATCGTCGGCATCATTGCTCAAGTTGTCTCGGCACTATTAACTCCTCAACCGCAGGTTCCTGAATTACCTGGAATCCAGAAACAAGAAGGCGGCGGTCAACAACAAACACGCGATGAGCGCTTTTCGCCACGATTCGGTTTTAACAGCGTTCAAGAACTGGCCGCCTACGGGGAACCGGTAAACCTCGTATATGCAAACCGCGGCACAGGCACTGGCGCAAACCCCAACGGCGGCGTCCGCATCACCAGCGCTTTGCTGTGGTCCGCCGTCCGCAGTTACGGCTCCAGTCAATTTATTCAGATGTTGCTGCTGCTTGCCGGTGGCGCCATCACAGCAATCGACCCGGAAAAAAGCGCTTTCGGTCAAACCCCCATCCGCGATCTGATAACCAACAACCTCTGGATGTATTTCAATCCTGGGGCTACGGGCTTCCTCGCCCAAAGTAATGAACTGAATAGCCAATCGACATCAGACCCCACCAGTTACGGCCAGCTGACTGATAATCCTTATCGCATCCAGACGACAGCAGCCAATGTCCGCGTCGACGGTTTCAGCCAGGCGTATTCACCTACAACCTCCAATACTTGCGGCATTTACGGTGTTGTACCTCTAAACGTACTGCTGTATCTACGTAATTCCACCGGCGACAAAGAGAGTGTCAACCTAGGTGTTTACGCAGAAATGACGCCGTGGGTAATTGGTTCCGGCGTTTCTATCCCTCTAAATACAGCACTAACAGTCCGCATTACTAGAACAACCGGACAAACATACGCTCCGGCTCAAGAAGCAGAAGATGCTCGCCGTAGCATTGTTAGCACATTCGATGTGGCCAGTATTTTCAAACTTGGCACAGCATTGTTCAAAGTTACAGAACTGGTCAATCCTGATATAGAAACTACTGATGCAACAATCACGCTTAAATGCATTGCGGCTGGCCGCGTACCGTCTGCTGCTTACACCAGTCTTGACCCCGCGTCAACGACGCCCACAGTATCCGAAGCAGACCGAGCTGAATACGACCGCCTGCGCCCTGGTGCCTTAGCTCTACTTAATGAAGATCAAAGACCTGATATTACCAACGCCGCACAACTCGCAGATTCTGGTGAAATAAGAGTTGCTTCTTACAGTTCTTACCCAGCCACACGCGTCGAGAAAACAGGTGCTAGAGCACTTGGAGCTAGAGGGGGTAGTGGAAATGGCGGCTTTGTATGTGAACCAGGTTGGACCCTTAAAAATACAGGCGGTCGCAATGCTTCATGGTACTGCGAACGTACAGTTAGTTATACAGGGCAATCGTTTAACGGTTATGTTAAAAGCAGATCATTGACCTCAGACGAGATAGCTTTACTTCGTCGCTATGAATATCTGGATAGTATTGTGCTTAATTTGTCTGGCGCCGTTGACGACGTTTTTTACACCAAAGCACTGGTACGCATCGCACAAGCTAGCTACGAAACAGTGTCCCAGTGCCACATCGTTGACCTGGCACTTAAAGCTGTTGTCTACAAGCGCATTAGTGGCCGCCAAATGGAATACGGCAGTGGCAGGCGCAGCGGCTATCCAGCCAGTGACAACGGCATCAAACCCCGCGTATCACTGTTCAAACTGCGTTACAAAGAAGTAGGCCAGACTCAGTATTCAACTGTTCCCGGCGTATTTGCAATCAGTCGCGCCGCCGACAACGAAAACTACGTCTACATCAAATTCAACAGCGGTCTCACCGATCCAGCGGCAGCAACGCAATGGGCATTTGAGCTGGAACCCATTAGCGATCCCCTTGCCGAACGCGACGCATCCGCAAACTACTTTTACCTCGAAAACACCGGAAGCCCCGTTACTTACACACTCGATACATACAGACTAAACAGCGGCAACACCACAGTTCCGTCGGTTCAATTTACAGGATTGTCCCTGCTTGGTACGAATCGCAATTTCCCGCCTCAAAACAACAATCCCGCAGACCTGAACGAGTGGGACTTGTTTAACTATGACTCCGATACTCAACTCCAGTTCTCTTTTGACGCAGGACCGGAAATAACTCTTACTGCAGCTACCGAACAAATTATCCAACCGTTCTCCGATTACACAAGCGTAAACGGCGGTGTAACCCGCCAGCTGTACAACAACTTAACCTTGTACGGCTTCAACGCCTACTCGGGCAAAACAATCCAGGATCTCCGCTCGTTCAGCGTTTTTGCTACCCAAGGTCGCCGCGTCCGCAGAATCCGCACCAGCGGCACCGATGAGTTCGGCACCGCCTGGGGCGACGACGGTTATGTCTACTACCCCTCTACTCCCGACGGCGCAAGCAGTTTGGCACCCGATATTTTCCTTGATACCGTCATCGACAGTGACGACGGCATTGGAAATTACGCCGAAGTCAACGCGATTGATCTGCGCCAGCTGGCACTAACCAAGCGTTTCTGCCAGGCCAACAACTTGTTTATGGACTGCATGATTGCCAGTCCCCGCAGCTGGCGCGAGTTCTGGGTTGAAGTGGCCCCATTTAATTTGCTGGAGTTTGCCCGTATTGGGGGTCGCGAAACCTTGGTGCCCGCCGTGCCCTTCGACCCCAACACCGGTCAAATCGTCCGCACAATCAACGTAAGCGCCATCTTCAACCAAGGCAACATCATCGAAGACTCCTACAAAGAGGAGTACATGGACTTCGGATCCAACGTCCAAGATATTATTGCCACTGTCATTTATACCGACATTCCAGAAGACGCAGTTTTCTCCAAGAAAAAGTCTTTAGAAGTCCAACTTGCGGACACTTTAGAAGTGGATGCAATTCGCCAAACATTTGACCTGTCCTTGTATGTAACTAACCCGGAACAGGCCATTTTGTTTGGAAAACTGATCTGCAACCTGCGCCGCTACGTCCGCCAAGCCATCGAATTTAAGACGTATCCGACCCTCGATCCGATCTCACCCGGTGCTTTTGTCTACGTCGACATCGGCCAAAACAGCTGGGACGCCATCCGCACCGGCACAATCGGCGTTGGTGGAGCACTTAACATTCCACTGGACAACGGCCTGCTGTCGGGCACCTACAACTTCCGCCTATACCGCAGTGACCGTGGCCTGCTCGACGTCAACACAGTAACCGTCACCAACGGCGTAGCACCCCAGCTAGCCGACTACGAAAACTTCCTGTTTGTGCTTGGCGTGGAGACCACCACCCGCCGCATATTCCGAGTCAGCGAAGTGCAGATGGACGAGGAAGGCGAGATTACTGTTCGGGCAACCATCTATCCCTGCACCACTGACGGTCAATCCCTTATTGCCGACTTCAGCGATAATCTGTTTACCATCCGCCGCTAAAGTGGCATAAGAAAACGGGATTGCCGCAATGGCCTTTTACACCGGACGCACCGGGGCTCTGTACCTGACCAGCACCGGCACCGGCGATGTAACGCCCGCCGCTTCCGAGCAAGCCCTCAAACTCCGCGATTGGAGCTTGGAAACCACTGTCGAACTGCTGGAAACCACCACCGTCGACACCGCCGTCAAAAGTTACACACCTGGATCTAGCAGCGCTTCCGGCAGCGCCACGCTGCTGTATTACCGCCGCGAAGGCACCGTTAGCACCGAACCTGGCACGCAATTCGACCAGTTCCTGAACAAGATCATGAAGACGTCCACCACGGGCGTCACCGAAAGTGATCGCGTCGGCATGGTCCTGCGCGTGGGCCAAACTGCCGGAAGCGGCAACGACATCAAGGACGACATCGCTTTTAACGCTTATATCACCAACGCCTCGCTGCAGGTCAGCACCGGCGAACTGTCTTCGGTGGCGCTTCAATTTACGGTTGACGGACCATTCCGCGAGACCGTTGACGCATGACCTACTTCCTAGGGCATTACGGCAAAATAAAACTGCGCCGTAAATCTCCGGGCAGTTTTGCATCGACAGTTAGTCCCGCCGACGTCAACACTACCCTCAACCGTTTTGGCCTGGAGGGCTCAGTTGAAAACCTGCTGACTGGTGACCAACTGATCATCAGTACCGAAGACGCACGCGGCCTTGACTTTTTACCGACATCCACTTGGCCCGACGGCGGCGGCACGACACAAAAGATGGTCGTGGCCTACGCAAACGTCAACGCCATCGGTGGTGTCCGCCTTTTTGAAACTTTTAGCCAAGCCATCAACAACGACCGTTCAGTCGAATACCCCCTCGAATCTTTTACTGGTACTGCTCTACCGGTAGACGTAAAAATTTACGGTTCCGTGGAACGTGTACTGGGCGACGTAACCGGCTACACATTTAACACCGACCGTGAAGCAATGGACACCACCACAATGTCCGACCGCTTCCGGCAAATGTACTCCGCCGGGCTTATTTCCGGCAGTGGATCAATCGACTGTTTGTTTAATACCGAAAACAGTGGACTGACGGAAAATTCCCTGTTGATGCTCCAGCTGATTAACCGCACAGACATCGGCAGCGAATTTTCTTGTGCTTTGCAGCTTGTAGAAGATTCTGTGTATACAAAATCAAGCGACATTTACTACGAGTTTGATGCCATGGTGACCAAAACCGGCATTGAAGTCCGCAGTGACCAAACCATCAACTGCGTCATCGACTTTGTGACCACCGGCGAAATCCGCCTGCTGATTGGCGAACCGTCGGGTTACATCCTTAAGGAAGACACCGACCGAATCCGCCTGCAGCAGAACCTCGACTTCTTGCTGACAGAAGTAACCGACTAAACTAGCAACAGACTTCCCAGACCTGGAGCGGGTGCGTGGCCGACCAGCGAATTACACAGCTGACCCAACTGAACGAGGTAGACGTCGCAGCCACGGACGTTCTGCCCATCGTTGATATTTCGGCTAGCGAGACCAAAAAAGTCACCGCTAAAGACCTGTTTGAAGCTGGCGCAACCCTCGCCGACAGTTCCAGCATCGACCTGGCAAAACTCAACCAAGCCAGCGTCACCAAACTCGGTACCACGGCACTGGATAACAGCGCCGTCACCTACGCCAAGATCCAAAACGTCAGCGCCACCGACAAACTGCTGGGTCGTAGCAGTGCTGGTGCGGGTGTTGTTGAAGAAATTTCGCTGACTGCAGCCGGCCGCGCTCTGCTTGACGACGCGGACGCCGCCGCGCAACGCACCACGCTGGGTCTTGGCACGATCGCCACCCAAGATGCCAGCACCGTTGCAATAACTGGCGGCACGATCACCGGCGGCACGATCACCGGCATCACCGACCTCGCCGTTGCCGACGGCGGCACTGGCGCATCTGACGCCGACACCGCCCGCACCAATCTTGGCGTGGCGATCGGCACCAACGTCCAGGCATATGACGCCGGCCTGCAAAGCATTTCCGGGCTGACCACCAGCGCCGATCAAACCGTTTACACCACGGCCAGCGACACCTACGCGACCACAAGCCTCACCAGCTATGGCCGCAGCCTGATTGACGACACCGACGCCGCCACCGCCCGCACCACCCTCGGCCTTGGCACGCTCGCCACCCAATCCGGCACGTTTAGCGGCACCCATTCCGGCACCACTTCTGGCACCAACACCGGTGACCAGACGATCACGCTGACCGGCGACGTCACCGGCTCGGGCACTGGCTCGTTCGCCACCACCATTGCCAACGACGCCGTTACTGCCGCCAAGATCGCCAGCAGCGCCGTCACCACCGCCAAAATCAACGCGGCGGCTGTGACAGCTGCAAAATTGGCCGCTGACTCCAGCACCATCATCTCCGGCAACACGCCCAGCGGCAGCGGCGCTTTTGTAGGTCAACAGTGGTTTAACACCAACACCGGACTGGCCTACGCCTGGGATGGAACCGCGTGGATCCAACAAGCCGGCGTCCAGAGTTTTGTTTTCTCGGATTCCACCCCGCTTACGTTTAGCGCATCGGTCAATGCAGCTGGTGTTGCCACAATCACCACCGGCCTTGATACCCAAGCGGCCAACCGCATTTTTGCCGGTCCGACCACCGGCTCGAGCGCAACCCCAACATTCCGCGCACTGGTTCCTGCCGATCTACCAGTCGCCACTGCTGGTGCAACCGGCGCAATTCAACCAGGCACTGGTCTAACCGTAACCGCTGGTGGTGTCCTCAACCACAGCAACGCCACCACTGCCGGCATCTACACCAAGGTTTCGATTGACGCCCAGGGTCACATCGTCACCGGCGACGTTCTGGCCGCAACCGATATTCCCAATCTTGACGCCAGCAAGATTACGACTGGCACTTTCACCAGTGCGTTCCTCGCTAACAACAGCGTTACTGCTGCCCAGTTGGCTGACTACGGCATCGCCCAAGTCAGCGAAAGTGCTCCAACACCTGAATTTGCTGGTCAGTGGTGGATTAACCCGTCCGACCGCTCGGCCTACATCTGGGTCGGCACAGTTAGCCCAACTCCCAACGGTTACTGGCTGCTTGTCGGCTACGGCAGCCCCACCCAACTCAACATTCGTTTCGGTGGCACGTACAACGCCAGTACCAACACCGTTGCCACCCTCAACCAGTACGGCACCGAAGCTGGCCTGACTGTGGGCCAAGCACTGGGTGCGCCCAACCCCCAAAACAACGGTATTTACCTGATTACAACGGTAGCCGGCACCGGCACCACGCCGGCTCCTATTGCATCCCTGGCAGTCGGCGACTGGGTTCTCAGCCAAGGCACCACAGCCAACTGGACCAAGATTGCTGTGGTCTCTGGCGCGACCGGCACCTTCAACGATTACGACATTCTGTCGGACGGCACCTACTTCACCCCGGACATGACCGGGGTGACGGACGTCCGAGACGCACTTGTCTTGCTGTGGGGCCGCACTCAAATAGCCACCACCTCGCAAATCGGCGTGGTACTCGAATCTGCCGAAGTGCTGGTTAATAACAGCACGGGTGAAATGACAATCGGTGTGGTTGACGATGGCACCTTCTGATGTCACACCGCACAGAAAATTTTGTCTATAGCGCCGAGAACGTCCCCATCGGCGGGCAACCCGGCGACGTCCTGGTAAAACTGCAAAACGCCAACTACTACACCGCCTGGCGCGACTTCACGTACGTTTTTGAGACCTACGACGTGGTACTTGACGACGGCGAATACTAGACTGCTCCAGTAATCCCGTCCTACCGGAGTTAAGGGAATGGCCTCGACGCATAAGTCTCTTCGCAGCGGCACTGCAAATAAGCGCCCGACGACTTCGATTGCCGACGGCCAGATTGCCCTTAACACCAATACCACCAGTCCCGGCCTGTTCTTCAAGGACAGCACTGGTGCCACCATCATCAAAGTCGGCCCGGTTCACGTTGGCACGACTGCACCTAACGCCAGCCCGGCAGCCGGCGGCAGTGCCGGCAACAGCGTTGGCGAGATCTGGCTTGACACCAGTCTGACCCCCGTCGGCGTCAAGATCTGGAACGGCAGCGCCTTTGTCAACGCCACCCCCATCGGCAGCACCACCGTTCAGGGTCTGCTGGAACTTGCCACCAGCGCCGAAACTCAGACTGGTACTGACACCGACCGCGCTGTAACTCCCGCTGGTCTGCAGTCCAAAGTCAGCGATAGCACCAGCACCACCAGCTCCACCACTATTGCTTCGAGCACGGCAGTCAAGTCGGCCTACGACCTCGCCAATGCTGCTCTGCCCAAATCCGGCGGCACTGTTACCGGCAACCTGGAGATCGGCACCACCGGCAGCCTGAGTTTCGAAGGCGCCACTGCCGACGCTTTTGAAACCACGATTGCGGTCACCGACCCAACTGCTGACCGCACCATCACTCTGCCGGATACCACTGGCACGGTAGTCACGACTGGTGACACCGGCACCGTGACCAGCACGATGATCCTTGATGGCACCATCGTCAACGGAGACATCAACGCTTCTGCCGCAATCGATCACAGCAAGCTGGCAAATATCACTGCTGGTTCTGTGCTGCTTGGTAATGCCAGCAACGTCCCCACCGCCACTGCTCTTACTGGTGATGTAACCATCAGTAGCAGCGGTGTTACTGCCATTGGCAGCGGTGTAATTGTCAACGCCGACGTAAACGCTTCTGCCGCCATCGCTGGCACCAAGATCAGCCCGGACTTTGGCAGCCAAAACACCACGACCACCGGCACCAGCACTGCAGCCAGCTTCATCCCCACCAGCAGCACCGCCCCCAGCAACGGCGTTTATCTGCCTTCGGCAAACAACGTAGCCATCTCAACTAATGGGTCTGGCAAGATCTTTGTTGGCAGCACTGGCACCGTTAATTTCACTGGTGGCGGCACCGCAGGCTCCACTCAAGCCGTCAGCTTTAACGGCAGCGCACCTGTCAACAGCCTCGTTATTGACTCCAGTGGGCGAACGGGCTTAGGAGTTGCTTCGCCTCAATACAACCTACACGGCACTGGATACGTTGGCCTTGGTACTCAGGCATCTTCGGGCTCTGG